ACAAAAAATCATGCTGAGTGTTTGGCTGTAAAAGCAAGTCAAAATTATTCTGGTAATGATGGCTCTAGCCACACTGGCGGTGTAGACACTTTTATTTATAATAGAGGTGGGTTTACAACATCTAACAATAAACTTATTATCCCAAAGGCAGGTATTTATCGTTGTACTTTTGGCTTTGAATCGCAAATATCGAACAGCGCTTACGGTATTAGGGCTATGAGAATAATTCCTAAAATAAATGGTACTATATATTCAAACTGGTCGTCTTATTGGCACAATGCCACTACTGGAAGCACAAGCAGTAATGTTCATTTTAGCTTTGAAAGTGATTATTATCTCAACCTTACGGCAAATGATCAAATTGATTCCTCATTCCAGGTATACAACGGCGGGCAAAGGTCTGAAGGTTTCAGCTCCTGGATACAAATGTTTTACATCGGATAAATAAAATTATGAACTACACTATTTCTTATTCTGAACTTGAAAATAAGGCAATGCAATATGCCACTGCTGATGTATCAGAGTGGCTAAATACACTTGCCGCAGACCGAGCCAATACAGCTATTAATGAAATTGTCAAAGTCTATACCCAATACAAACTTGATAATGAAGAACCAATTCCAAGTACGAATAAATCTGACATTGTAAACGCTGCTTTTGCAGAAGGTATTGTTAAAACTGGAGTTGAGCGTAACGCTGAAGCCGCATCACAAGTGCTACCTGAGGGTGAATAATGCCTATTAAATTAAACGGGGCAACGTCTGGTTCGGTTGAACTGGATGTGCCCGCAGCTGTAGGCAGTGATCTACAGCTAACACTTCCAGCAACGGCTGGCACTGCACTTGTAGCACCTGGAAGTACTTCAATTACTGTTCCGTCTGTCAATGGACCGCTTGATCGTCTTGAGCGTGCTGGCAATATTTTGCAGGTTGTAAATCAAACGTATGGTACAGGTGTAGTTTCTAACAGCACTACTTTTGTTGCGACTGGTCTCGCTGCATCAATAACACCATCAACAACTTCAAGTAGAATCCTTGTACTTGTTTCTCAAACTATTACTGCCCCTTCTTCAGGATCAAACGCCTTTGGCCAGATTGCATTAAAAAGGGATAGTGGAATTATTTTTCAAGATAGTAGAATAAATTTGTATATGCAATACGCTCACGCAACATATTCATTATCGATACTAAACGATCCGTCAACTACATCTGCTGTCACTTACTCAATGTTTATGGCTACAGGTAATTCTTCAAAAAACATTGAAGCGCAACATGCCAGTCTCCGAACATCCACTATGACACTTTTTGAGGTTGCAGCATGATAAACAAAGCAGATGCACTTTTGTCATTGTGTCCCGGCTCTGAATGGGTGATACGTGGAGACGAAATTACTTGGATGGACTCTAATAAAACAGAGCCAACATCAGAAGCTATTACAGCAGAGATCACACGACTAGAGGCTTTAGAGCCTTGGAACGAACTACGCCAACAACGTAACCGTCTAATCGCTGAAACCGATTACCTGGCACTGTCTGACAGCACCCTGAGTGCTGAAATGGCTACTTACCGCCAAACCTTGCGGGATCTACCTGCAAACACTACTGATCCTGCCAACCCTGTTTGGCCTACTAAACCGGGAGCATAATTATGAGTAAAATTAAAGTAAACCGCTTAGAGAATACTTCTACAGCAAACGGCGGTATTGATATTGATATTAGTGGTCACGTCCAGATTGACGGTCAACAGTTTCCAACAGAAGGCTACAGCGCACCTAATCTGATTCATAACCCTACTATGGTTTGGTCTAATAGGACTTATTCCAGTGGGCTTTCTAAAGCAGGTGTTAAAGCTGTTGATAGGTGGAACATGGGTTGCGATGTTGATGGTGAAGCACTACAGTCTCGTCTAACACTTGGCTCTGGAGATCAACCTTATAATGACGATAAAGTAAGATTTGCTTTTAGGAATACAAATAACGCCGCCAACCAAACTGGCGCGGGTAAGTTTTTCTACCAATCGCAAAGTATTGATGGACATACAATTAGAAAGTGTGGCTGGAACTTTACCGACCCAAATAGCTACATCACTCTTTCTTTTTGGGCTAAATCTTCTGTAACGCAAACCTTCACTGGTTATTTTCTTGCAACTGATTCAAATTTAATTTATCCGTATGAATTTGATCTTACGGCAGGTCAGTGGAAACTTGTTGAAGTAAGTGTACCCGGAAATGCAGGCATAGACTTTATTGCAAGTAGTGCCGAAAGATTTAGGGTTCACATAAACCAATTTTGGGGTACTGATTTTACTGATAATTCGGTTACTTATAATTCATGGGCAGATTACAGCACTGGTGCTACCAGAGTTCAAGACATGGAAACAACTTGGGCTTCAACAGCCAACGCAACCTTTGACATTACTGCTGTCAAATTAGAAGTTGGGTCTAAGCGGACTAAGTTTACCCATCCAGATCCAGTGGCAGAATATAATTTGATGCAGCATTATTGCAGGCTTATTGCTGATGGTGAGCATTTTCCTGTTGGAACTGGTAGTTATTACCAAGCCGATGACATTTATATGACGATTAACCTTGGCCAAAGAATGAGAGCAACACCAACTGCGTACATTGAGCCTGGAACTAATACTTACGACGCATTTAGGCGTGGCGCCTCTGATAGCATGGACTCACCTATTTTGTCTAATAATGCACGCCCTTGGTGTGTAGAATTTAAATTTTCGGGAAATGTAGGCGGTACTGTGGGCGATGCATGTTTTATTAGAACCGACGACACAAACTGTTTAATTTACCTTGAATGTGACATCTCATGACTTACAAAATTGTAAACGATCCTTTGACTGGCGAGCAGGCCAATTTGGTCGTAAAAGACGGAACAACCTGGATTCCGTTTGACGAAGAAAACATGGATTACCAGCGCTATCTTGCCTGGCTAGCCGAAGGCAACACACCACTACCCGCTGATGAAACATGATTACACTTATTAGACCTATTCTATTTTCATTCCTGCAATCTGATCGTGTCAAAGCACTGATTGTAGAGATGCTAGAAAAACTTGCTGAGTCAACCGATAATGACATCGATGACAAGGCAGTTCAGTTTGTCCGTGCTGGGTTGTTCCCAGTTAAATAATGGACTTGGGAGAGCCACCTCTTTTCCCCTCTATAACGCTCCCTGAACCGCTTCAATTACCTGTACCGATACTAGAGGTGCCACGGGCAGACATACCGTCTTACAAGCCCTTAGTGGTACCTCCTAGCGACCTTAGACCACCTCCGGGTATTAAGCCTGACGCTAAAGAGAAATCACCAACAAATACATCAAAACCACAGATACCTGTAGTTAAACCACCATCAATCAAACCACCAGAAGTACAAACATTTGACGTACCTGGAACTGATATTGAGGTGCCTGTACCTAGTGGTGAAATCTTAGTTACTGCCGCTACTACAGCTTTTGTATCAGTGGCAGCTACGTTAATGGCTACTTCTTTGTTCAAACATTTAGTTAGTTTATTTAAACCTATAATTAAACAAGCATGGAACAAGATGAGAAAAAAGGAGGACTTATCAAGTTCATCGTCCTTGTCTGGTCCGCCGGACTCTTAACTGCTAGTTATGCAGGATGGATGGAGAAGATGGATCCTACTTATGTAGCTTCTATTTTGAGTGGAACATTAGCAACATTTTCTATCTCACGGGAAAAGAACAAATGAAAAAACTAATTTTGTTGTTGCTGTTGGCCGCACCAGTGTCGGCTCAGTCAGTAACACCTAATTTTACACAAGGTAGTATGCAATCTACTACCACAACAACTATTGATATTGACCGTACTATTGCAACAGAAGTGTACGGGGGAGATTACAAAGCATGGTCTGGAACCAACGTAACACCAAGTGGTTCGATCGAAGATTCAACAACAACATTCTCAGTAACAACATCTGGGGATCCATTTCAACTAGAGATTGTAGACAGATCGGCAGGAGTGATCGAAACCATCGACATTACCGAAACCATTCAACAAGTCTCTACTACTACGTCCTTATCAGTCTTCTCGCAGTAACACCAGCTTACGCAGAAGAACCTACTGTTTCTAATACTGCAAACCCTGTAGCGGCTGCTACGGGTAACGTGACTAATCAAGCTGTGCAGTTCCAAAACAACGGAGCACCTTCTAGGCAAGTCTTTGCTGGTAGTAACTCCTGTAACGGAACAACAATGACATTCCAACCATTTTATATGGGTGGTGATGTACACACAGATGCGTATCAACGTACCCAAAACTTTGGGGTACAGCTTGGCTTTTCAGTGCCGTTAGATGGTGGCATGGTTGAAACGTGCAAACAAATAGCACGTAGACACGAGCAGAAGATGCGGTTGGATTATGAGCTAGTACGTGCTCTGAAATGTACAGAAATCATGAAAGCTGGTTTTACCTTTCGTCCTGGCAGTCGCGTAGAAGTGCTTTGTCATGACGTTGTTCCTATTGTCTCAATTAAATAATGGAAGCAGCTGTCACTGCTCTGATCGCTTTGATAGGTGGTGGAGCAGCTTTAAATAACAGATTACACAACAGAATAAACAACGTACATGACCGCATTAGTGGTCTTGACAGACGTATTGACGCTATTGAATTAAATGTAGCGCAAGACTACGTGTCAAAAGCTGACCTATCAGTAATGGTCCAACGAATGGAGGATCACATGATACGTATCGAAAACAAATTAGATCAAATTGTATTGAGGAATTAATTATGTCTAGACCAGCAAATAAAACTCACATGCAACAAATGTTTGAAGACAATCGAAAGAAAGCGGGTGGTGATATGAATAAACCTGCAAAAGGTAATATAAACCCTTACCAATGGAAACCTAAAAAAGCTAAAGGAAAAACAAACCCTGTTAATGAAGCATGACAAAGAAAAAAGCAACTGAAGACCAGTTTAACGAGTTGCATAATCTTGTCACAAAGGAATTTCTTGCCCGTATTAAATCGGGTGAGGCTTCTACACAAGACCTAAAAGCAGCTTGTGATTGGTTATCAAAGAATGATATCAGTGGCGTTGCCTTTGAAGGTAGCCCATTAGATAAGCTAGTTAGTGTCATGCCAACTGTTGACCCTGAACTTGTACAACGGAGACTTTATGGCTCGAAGCTCTAGTTATAGTGGAGCCAAATATGCTAATGGTAACTATAAATCTTACCAAAAGAAATATGATGGCTCTAAATTACAGATCTCTAAACGATCCAAACTAAATAAAGAAAACCGTAAACGTGGAACCTACGGAAACGGTGATGGCAAGGATGTATCCCACAAGAAAAATGGAAAAACATTCCTCGAAGCAGCATCAAAAAACAGAGCACGTAAAGGACGCGCATGACCCCACTACTTCCTACCCCTAACGATTACCTCTACAACTTAATAGCCATGACCTCACCAGAAGCTAAGCGTCTGTGGAGGCGCTCTATTAAGGAACACTTTGACCATACTTGTATCTATTGCGGAAAAACCTATGACCTTAGTCAATTATCTATCGATCATGTTCATCCTCGCGCTCGTGGCGGAGAGGATGTCGCAACGAATGTTGTATGCGCCTGTACCAGATGTAATCAGGATAAAGGAAGTACACCCGTTCTCTCGTGGATGAGAGATAAATTTGGAGTTAATAGACTCCGTGAAAAACTTATTATGGAGTATATTAATTAATGGCTAAATTTGATTTGACAGACATCCCTATACCTGATAGGGAGTTGATGGAAATCAATCAAAACCAAGTAAAACAAATTCTTGTTGAAATTGAACGATTGCAAAAGATTGCTAATCAAAAAACAGATCTTAAAGCAGCAAAATCAGCAAACAAACGTCTAAATAATGCTACTAGAGCATTAGCTGATGTAATTGAAACACCTGAGTTGTTTGCTGATTATACACCAACAAAAGGTATTAAATATGTTGGTGAAGGTTATTATGGTAGAGGCAAGTCTTTTTTAGAATCAATGCAACTAGACCCTAAAGGTCTTACTGGTTCTAAAAGTACATTACATCATAATGATTCTTTAAAACAATTATTTAACGCTATTTATCACCCTGACCCTAGTATTCGTTATAGAGTTTTACAAGGTATTAGGCAAGCTAAAGGTGGTGATATTGGTACTACATTAAGTAATCTATCTGATGTTGATTTAACAGGACATAAACTTTTTCACACTGATCCTGAAACAGGTAAGGTTGACTGGAAAAACAAAGGTTCTACTGTAGCACCATTACCTATAGATGCTACTGTAGATGAAAGAATTGCAGCTGGATTGAAATCTACACAAAAACAAGGCATAATTACTAGCATCGCTGAAGTTGACCCTGTTGTAGTAAACCGTCAAGCATCAATGTTACTAGACACACTTGAAACACCTGGCGGTCAGAAAGTAATAGATGTACATGGAAATCAATTTGATAGTAGTGTTAGAACTCCAGAAGGTATTAAAGCTTACCAAGATTTAGATGTTCAATTTAAACCTGTACCAGATTATGCTGGTGGTAGTGCTAGACTTACCCGTAAACAACTAACAGCATTAGCTGCTATGGGTCTAACAACATATTCTGCACTTGGCTCAGTAGTTAGCGCAGCAGAAACTGCTGAACGTACACAACTAGCACAAAAATCAGGTAACCCCCTTGATTATGTACAAGCTGGTTTGTCTGGTACATCTTTAGCTGGCGATGCAGTTGGTGTTTTTCCACCTGCTGGACCAGTTGGAGAAGTTGTTTCCACAGTTGCTGATGTTGCAAACATTGGTATTGATGTTGCGCGTGATCCTGAACCATTAATTAATGCTTATAACAAAATAAGAAGAGATCCTCTTAATGAAGCCACATATCTTGGCAAACAAATTATGGGTGGTCTCAAAACCGTGGCAGGTGCCGTCGTATTCGGCTTCTAAGCCCTTCCTACCCCCTACACGCTAGATTCTACCTATGAACACTTTAGACCTCCTTAAAGACGATTTTAAGCTATTCCTACAAGCATTATGGAGTGAATTAGATCTACCAAACCCTACACGTGCTCAATATGCAATTGCTGATTACCTTCAACACGGTCCAAAGCGTTTACAGATCCAAGCATTTAGGGGAGTTGGTAAGAGCTGGATTACTGGTGCTTTTGTTCTTTGGACTTTATTCAATAACCCCGAAAAGAAAATAATGATTATATCTGCTTCTAAAGAACGAGCAGATAACATGTCAATCTTCCTACAGAAATTAATCATTGAAACCCCCTGGTTGGCTCATTTGCGCCCTAAATCTGATGACTCCCGTTGGAGTCGTATCTCATTCGATGTGGCTTGCTCCCCTCACCAAGCTCCTTCTGTTAAATCAGTCGGTATTACTGGTCAGCTTACCGGTAGTCGTGCTGATTTAATGATTCTAGACGACATTGAAGTTCCTGGTAACTCAATGACGGAATTTATGAGGGAGAAACTTTTACAATTATGTACTGAAGCTGAATCTATCCTTACTCCTAAACCTGATTCACGTATTATGTTTTTGGGTACACCTCAGACAACATTTACTGTCTATCGTAAGCTAGCTGAGAGAGCCTACAAGCCCTTTGTTTGGCCTGCTAGGTATCCTAGGAAGGTTTCTCAATACGAAGGCCTTCTAGCGCCTCAGCTAGTCGAAGATATTGATGGTGGTGCTGAACAATGGGAAGTAACTGATGATAGATTTGATAATGAAGACCTGATTGAACGTGAAGCTTCAATGGGTCGTAGCAACTTTATGTTGCAGTTCATGTTAGACACGAGTTTATCCGATGCTGAAAAATTCCCTCTTAAATGCTCTGACCTTATCGTCACTAGCGTTAATCCCTCTACTGCTCCCGAATCCATCGTTTGGTGTTCCGATCCACAAAACGTTATCAAAGACCTCCCCACTGTTGGATTACCTGGAGACTATTTCTACAGTCCAATGCAGTTACAAGGAACATGGGATCCTTACCAAGAAACAATCTGCTCTGTTGACCCGTCGGGTCGTGGCTCGGATGAAACAGCAGCAGCTTATATCTCTCAACGCAATGGTTTTCTGTACCTGCACGACATGCGTGCTTACCGGGACGGATACTCCGACAATACATTACTCGATATTTTAAAAGGTTGTAAAAAGTATGGCGTTTCTAAGCTCCTCATTGAAACTAATTTTGGTGACGGCATTGTTAGCGAGTTGTTCCGCAAACATCTTCAACAAACAAAACAAGCAATTGATATTGAAGAAGTCCGAGCAAATGTTAGAAAAGAAGATCGAATCATCGATTCCCTTGAACCCGTCCTTAATCAACACCGACTCGTTATCGACCGGGCTGTTATAGAATGGGACTTTAAATCTAACCCACAAGCTGCACCTGAAGAACGTTTGTTATACATGCTGTTCTATCAAATGTCTAGGATGTGTCGTGAAAAAGGTGCAATCCGTCATGACGATAGAATAGATGCGTTAGCTCAAGGTGTTCAATATTATACAGATGCCCTTGGTATCTCTGCCCTAGAAGCTATTAAAAATCGTAAACGTGATGAGTGGAATTCAATGATTGAAGAGATGATTGATGACCCACAAGCTTCTGCTAATCATATGGTTTTTGGTATGAATTTAGACCAGCGACAACAAGCCAGGGGTAACTCTAAAAACTCAATACCCACCTGGGTGTCGCGCTAGCGCACCACTGGGTTTAGCTTAACCCCACATGTATAGGGGGGAAGGGAAGGGTGGACCCGACTCCCCGAAAGGGAGGAATTCGAGACAAGCTCTCATTCCTCCTCTTTTCTTAATGAAGCGTGAGGACACAAAAGACAAACATCTCCCTCTTCTTCATTCTTTAAAAACACCTCCTTTAATAAGATGAATCCCGTGAGAACTTATTAAAACTCAAAGACCAAACTTTATTAATCCCACCACAACTTATACTACTGTATGCATAACGTAGAACTTGTTCACGTAACACCCGATGCTGAACAATTGATAGCCTACATGGCTAGAGTATCTAATCCTAATAATCAAGATAATCCTGATTGTATTAAATTAATTAAGTATCTTATTAAACATAATCATTGGTCACCCTTTGAAATGGTTAATATGTGTGTACAGATTGACACTACCAGAAGTGTTGCTAGTCAAATCTTAAGACATAGATCTTTTAGTTTTCAAGAATTCTCCCAAAGATACGCTCAAGTCGTTAACACGCCTTCACTTCCTAACTTTAGACGCCAAGATACTTCAAATAGACAAAATAGTATTGATGATCTTAATGAATTTACTCAACAAGAGTTCCAAATACGTACTCAAGACCTATTTGATCAATCTTTAGCACTTTATAATGAAATGTTAGCCGCTGGTGTAGCTAAAGAATGTGCAAGAGATGTCCTTCCCCTCTCAACTCCTACTAAACTCTATATGAACGGTACTCTACGCTCTTGGTTGCATTATACTGCGCTAAGATGCGCTAACGGGACTCAACTTGAACACCAAACTATCGCTAACGGGGTTAAACAGTTACTTAAAGAACAGTTTCCTATTGTATCTGAAGCAATGTGGTCGTAAAAAAATGACAAAAATGTCTCAGCTCTACCCTTATATAAGGAACGCCAATATTTCCCCCATAGGGGGTAAGAATATCTGATCATTGCCGCTCGCTTCGCTCGCTTCCTTCATTATGTGATATGATGTAGAATTATTATGTTCACTCGGAGCGAGCGCGTAGCGCGAGCGGTGCTGATACGAATAATTATTAGTATTGCTGCGTGATAACGATAATGATTCTCAAAACATCTGTGTGCGGATTGCTAAGTAACACGAATGCGTAACGTATACGTAACGGTTACGTGTTAGCGCAGTCAACGAACTGTCCACGCCATGTTGACATATGCTGTGAGCTGTGCCATACTATGTACATCACCAACGAAGGGAGAGTATGCGACTCATTGAACAACAGATGATTGACGCTATCAAAGAGAG